ACATGGCCTACGAACAGCGCGGCAGGCCACAGCAGGTGCTGTTCCATTCAGACCAGGGCAGCCAGTACGCCAGCCGCCTGTTTCGGCAACGGCTCTGGCGCTATCGGATGCAGCAGAGCATGAGCCGTCGGGGGAATTGCTGGGATAACTCGCCGATGGAGCGCCTGTTCCGCAGTCTGAAGTCGGAGTGGGTCCCGTCAACGGGTTACCTGACGGCGCAGGAGGCCCAACGGGACATCAGTCATTACTTGATGCACCGCTACAACTGGATCAGGCCGCATCAATTCAACGACGGGTTACCACCTGCGGTGGCCGAAGAAAAACTCAACCCACTGTCCGGGATGGGTTGACCACTACAGAGGTTAGTCAACGAGATGAGATCTGAGGGGTACTTGGCAAGGGTGACCTCAGAGGACGACGTCATCATCGCAACCACCAGGCCCTCGGCAATGACATCTGAGGACGCCTGAGCGTTGAAGGTAGCAGCTTAGCGACCACCGTACAGCGCCAGATCGGGCTTGATGCTGACCTGCGTGGGAACAACTCGACCCTCGCACATGGCTTCTCTGGCTGTTCGTAAAAGCAGCATGGACGAGGGGAGTGCTGACGTAAATCGAAGGGCTGTTCTGTGCCAACAGGTAGGCGATTCTGGAGCTCTACCGTAGATACAAACCAACGCGATAGCCCCTTAGCCTTGACGCTTTAGGACTGAATCATCCTGGCTTCTAACATAGCATTTAATTTAACATAATATACATTATGCGAAGCCAGGACTCACAACGTGCGAGGTAAGCGGCTCGTATCAGGCACCACAGTGACACGAGCCTGACTGACCGATTCAACCGGTCGAGCGGTCGGCGCCTGCGGGATCGTACCGGCTCGTCCCTCGCCTGGCCCGAACCCGCCTGCGCCTACAACGCGATCAGGAATCGCCGGATCAAACGCACCGTTCTCCACGTAGTTCATGCATGCGTCAAAACTGATCAGCATCCGCGTGCCTTGCTGGCTGTTGCAGCGGCAACCGTACAAGCGCCCCGAACGATAACCCAGCTCCATTTTCAGCGCATTGCGCCGCACAAGCTCTTCGTCCCTGGACGACAGGCAGAACGGCTTGGGATACGTCACGGGCTTCGTTAAGTCGTCGTAGATCGGCGCGGAGCTTGGCACGTCGGGCACCCGAGGCGTGCGCAGATCAAGATACTCCTGAGCGGTCAGAACCGGCGCTACATCAGCCGCAGGAACGGCCTGCGGAGCCGATTGCGGCATGACCGCCTCAGCCCCCGAGACCGGCTCGACAGACGCCTCATGCGCCGCGATACGACGCTCATAGACCCCGTAGCCAAGGTAACCCACCACCCCTGCAACGATGACCAGCACGAACAGCGCCTTGGGCGGCTTGAACTTGAAATGGTGCTCAGCACCATCGGCCACGGACTTATAGCAGCCGAAATACGTCTTATCGATGGTGATCCGCGTCGTTTCGCCATCGGGAAACACGTACTTCTTATTCACATCCATCTGGACTTTCTGGAACTCGAAACGCTTTACAACAGGCCCGCCGCCGCCTCGAAAATAATGGATATGACAGTTGCACAGGTCACGCATGTGGTGATCGATCAGCGTTGGACTCTGCGTAATCGCATGAACTTCATGCCCTGAATGACGCATCGTCTCCAGGGCGCTGGCATACTCCGGCACTTTCGACCCCTGCGGTCGAGTTCGAAAGAACGTCTGCGCCTCATCGATCACGATGATGCTGTTCTTCGGCAACTTGAACCATTCCTGCGGATGATCAAATTCAATCCATTGCGCCTTGATCGCCGGATGATCCGCCTTGAACTCGCGGATATTGTGGTAATAAACAGTCCGCCCCTCTTTTGCCGCCTTCGTATCCACTTCCTTGATCGTATTAAGTGTTTTGCTATTGCCCTGGAGGCCGGTACGCAATACGAACATGATTAATTACCCTTGACGCTACCGAGCTTGGTAATACTACCGCTCGCCTTATCCATGCCAGAAATCACAGCGCGCGCAACAACCGCCGCAAAGACGATATTCAACGCCACATCAACTTTGGCAAGCCCCAGGATCGCCGCATAGTCCGCACCGACGCTTCCAAACATGGAAACCGCATACGTCTTGACCTGACTAATCATCAGACTAATACCCGTATACGTGACCGCGCCAATACCCAGCGATATCAGCACTTTGGCCACCAGTGGACCAGCAATCGAACTCAAGAACGAAAACAGCGCAACAAACATTGGCATATCAAGACCCTCCCAGGGATCGACCGACATAAACCGCGAAGAACACCGAAGCCAGCCCGACAATAATCGGCGCTAACGAAGTCGCCATCTGACACTCCGGCTCCCAACTAAACGTCTGGCTGGGCGCAAGACGCAGAGAAATTACTTTCGGCGCTGGACACGCAGCCGGAAGCCATCGACTGGCACTTGTACCATCACTGAACAACTTGCCCGTATCGATCGATGAACTCTTTAGCTTGTATTCATCTTTCAAGATTTCAGCCTGAATAGTGGCCTTCGCCTTGTCGTAATCCCACGCACAAGTTTGTTTCTTCTGCTGTTTGAGAATCGCGCACTGAATCGCGTCACCTTCACAAGAGAGGTCCGCATCGCAACTCTCACCCGTCACGCTCGACGGCTTGCAACTGGGGTCCTTGGCCGGGTCGCACTTCCCCTCCTCCTCGCCCGGCTTATCACCGCCACCGGTGCCGCCACCATCACCCGAGCCATCACCATTGCCGGAGCCATCACCATTGCCTGACCCATCACCACCCCCGCTGCCGTCGCCACCACCGGAGCCATCACCACCGCCATTGTTGTTTCCACCACCGCTACCGCCATCACTGCCGCCATCCCCGCCATCACCGTCCCCAGGCTCTTTAGGCGGCATGACACAGGTCGTTCCCGACCACTGGGCCGGAGGGATGCACCCATTCTCATCAGGCTTGTCCGGCGGATCGGGCTGATCCGGCGGGTCCGGGTCCGGGTCCGGGTTATTGCCGCCGCCCATCTCATCAGTCGGCGAACATTGAGACCCCGTATACGTACCAGTACCGGAGCAGAAACCCTTTGTCGGGTCAGAATTCAGCGGGCCGCAAGTGGCCGAACCGATAGCCACCTGACAACCATTCATACAAACGTTTTCAACCGAGCCAAGACCGCCGAGATCGGGACGCATCAGAGTGAATGATGCGGGCTGTCCTGCTTTATCGCGGCAAGGGTCAGGCGGTGGCGGTTCATCACAGCGCCCCGTTTGACTGTTATAGATAAAGCCCGAAGGGCAACTATCACCCTTGCGCTGAACAGAGATAGTCCAATCAGGATCGATGCGATTGCCATTGTAATAACGCCAAACACTACAACGGAAACCCTCAGTCGAAACCGGAAAACGGTCTTTAATTTCAAACGTAACAGCCGGATATTGTTTTTTATAAATTTCCAATCCCGCTTGACAGGCCGCATCAGGACTTGAGAACGACCCCGGAGCCGTCGGCCCGCTCAGAATCCAATAATAATTCTGAGCCATCGCAGAGAACGGAAACAGTGTCAAAAGAATAAATGCCGGTGCAAGCTTCATAGGCCACCTACAGGCGTGCAAAGAACAACGCCCACATCGCGGCAGCGCTGACAATCAAAACATAAGTATTGGGATCAATCGACATTGGACACTCCAAAAGAAAAGCCCCGCATGGCGGGGCTTCGCTACTTACATGCCCCGAGGCAAGTTAGAGAGCGCGGCGGATATATTTGAACGCCGCAATGGCGATGATCACGCCCAGGACGGTTCCGCCAATGGCGACACCATCTCTCTGCGCATCGGTCAGCGCAGTAGTGGCAGCAGCCGGAACTTCAGCCATGGCCTGGCCAGCCAGCAGACCGACCGAGCCCAGGACCACGCCACCACGAACGAACATCTTTTTCAGCTTTTGCATCTTCGATACTCCAGAGTTATTTAAGTGCTTTACGCACCGCGAGAATCCCGAAGATCACGGCGAACAGAACAATCGTCTGGTCTAACAACTGGTCGCGATCCTCGGAACTTAGCCCCGCCGGGGCTAATTCTTCGCGTGCAACAGTTACCAAGGTGCCCGAACACGTTATTGCTCCGCTCGATTGCCCCCAGGTGCCGTTGCACGCAATAAATTTCATTTCACGAAGCCGCCTGAGCGGCAGTTTTCGGCAGCGGCTTCACGCCGCAAATACGGTTGCGCTGCATGTTTCGCGGGTCGGGCTCGAACTCGAAATTGACCGAACTCAAAGGCTCGACGCGCTGGAACTGGCTCACCGCTTCCGGCGCGATCGGCAGGTTCTGAGGCTCCAGGCCGAGGGCAAACTTGCGATCGGGACGGGTCGATTGCGTGGCATCGACAGCGAAGTGAACGACCGAAATGTCGTAGGCGTTGCCGGTCTTTTTCGAATTTCCGGCGTCGCGGGTCAGGCCGAGATAGACGAAGGGCATTAGGGTTTCCTCTTGCGGATATACGGACGATTTGTGCGCCCTGGACTGTGCTGAGGGATTGCGCCCAGCAGCGGGTTTCTACGGGCCGTGACGAAGGCCCGGCGAACGGTTTGCGACTCGGTACGGGTCGCGGATTCGGTGGCAAGCACGTGGCGCATAAGCCGGCTCAGCAGCTCAGGCGAGTCAATACCGGCATCGAGCAGTTCCAGCTCCAGGGAGGACCGGAGCGACAGGTACGACTGGCGGTTGATCTCGATAGCCATCACGGCCACCCGAACACGTCGCCCAGGAACGGCGTGCCCTTTTCGTTGGAGATCGTCGACCAGACCTTTTCGGGCTTACCGCCCTGCTCTTTGTGCTGCTCCAGGGCCTGGAGAGTGGCCGCAACCTGCTGTTGCAGGACGGTTTGACTTACCGCCGCCATGGCACGCTGGCGAAGCTCAAGCGAGCGGCGCTCACTGACCGAGAGGGTCGCGCCCTGGAAGCTCACCGTGCGCATGACTGCACCACCGTTTCGAGCGACGAGACGAACGCGTCATTGATCAGATCAGCCGTGAAGGCAAAGCCGACCAGAGCAGAGACATTGCCCAGCAAAAACGGCAGCCACCAGTTGTAGGCAACGAAGCGCAGGGTGCGCAGAAAGATGCGAGTCTTCATGTTCATGACCGAGCCCACACGCCCAGGGCGTGAATCAGGGTGACGGCACCGGCGAGCAGCGCGAGAGCCTGGAGAGTCGGCGCGAGCACGTCAGGCCACCAACCGCAGATGGCCGACAGGACGGCGATACCAGTCCGGAATCGGAAGGTCGTAAGTCTTGGTGACCTCGCGAGCCTGGCGCACGATGACGGGCGTGAAGCGGCTGGTATCGCAAGGGTTAGCGATGTCGATACCGATCTGGCGAAGACGTGCCCGATGCTTTTGGAGGGACCGGTTGTTCTTGTCGAAAGGCTGCCCGTTGCTCCAATTGATAGCGACCATCGCGGTCATGTTGGCCGCATAGGTGCTGGTAACAACACCTTCGGCAATCAGTTGCTGGGAAATGGTCGCAAGGTCCATGGCCGTTACCTTCAGTTTCTTGTCCACCGCCAGAAATTCATCGTGTATATCGCGGAGACGGTTTTCGTTGAAAAGGCCCCAGTAGCGAAGACCCTCGCGGCTCAGGAACTCCTTTTTCAGCTCCTGTTCTTGCCGCACAACGCCATGCTGGTTGCAGTACGAAATCAGCTGGTCCACGTAGGCCAGCTCTAGCGATTCATCGCCGAACATGCGCAGAACGCGCGGGCGAAGGTGCTCGCCCATTTCAAAGGCTTTGTCGTACGCCTTTCGATACTGAAGGCGGACACCACCTTTCCTTTTGCCGGCAGCAGTCCAATCGACAGTCCGGCCATTCGGATACAGGTAGCCAACGGAATGGCCAATACGCTGGGTAGACAGGCCGCGCAGGTAGGCGAGCACGTTGCCCTCCCCTACGGAAACATTCGTCGTCAGGTCGATGCGGTCGATAACGCATCCATCAGCAACCCAATCACCAGGGCGAGCGCCGGAGGCTCCGTCACGGAGATGGATTTCAGTACACCTGGTGAAAGCGGGAAGGCCGTACTCAGCCAGAAGCTGGTTGTAGACGGCGATGCACTGCTCGATGGTGACGTAGCCAAAAAGATTGTCCTGACGGTCAATTCGGCTGGGATTCCCCTCAACACGAACCTTGCGACCCTGGACACTGATCTTGATCGACGTGGAGTAACTACCCTCATGCTTGAACCACGGCTGACGGGTACTCAGAACCTCATGGGTACTGGCATCGACTGTGAGCGTAAACACGTCGCACACGACCGGAAGGTCGTGAGGGTGTTCTTGTGAAACGCTAAGCCAGTCGATGAACATGAAAATCCCTGTCAATATCAACATTTCGGTAGTTGATTGGCAGGATTATGGACAAGGGTCATCACAAGAATCAAGGGGAAAATGAACAGGATTCTGGAACTGTACAGACAGCCAGTGTCTACGCTGACCCAGTCATGAAAACACTCAAAGAGCGACAAATGACCCTTGCAGCAAACCTGAAAAAATTTCGGGCCGCCCGAGGCTTGACACAGCAGCAGGTGTACGAGGCCGCAGGCGTGAGCAAGTCAAGCTATACGGGCTACGAAGCGGGCCATGGAATGCCGTCTGCAGACAAAGCCCTGGCCATGGCCAAGGTGTTGGGCGTGACCACAGACGAACTCTTGATGGACGAGAGCGAACTACTGATATCTGACGACATGCGTCCGATATTGCGGAGATTCGAAGCCTTGCCGGCAGAGATCAGGAATCAAGCAAGGATAGCCCTGAAAGGCGTGCTGTTCGGGTACGAGCAAGAAGCCCTACGCTAG